CGTGGTCTGTACGGTGCTGTCAGGGAAGGTCAGCACACCGCCGCTGGTCAAGGTGACGTTCTGGGCCGTCACATAACCAGCCGAGCAATCCACGTTCCCGTTTGTGAGGGAATAGCCACCGAGGGATAGGTCTCCCGACCCGCTCGTCCAAGCAGCCGTGGTCTGGATCGTGCTGTCAGGGAAGGTGATGCCCGTAGCGGTAACGGACAGGGCAGAACCGCTAGTGTAGAGCGTAATGCTCTGGTCATTCGCACTAATGGAGATTTCATCGGTTGGAGTTGCACCGATAATGTCGATGGCTCCTATGTTTACGGATGTCGTCCCGTTGGCTCCGTCAGTGGTCACTACATTGGTAGGAGAGACCGTGGTCGATGCGGCTCCATCCACGACCGTCAGGGAATTGTAGGTCAGTTCACCGTATTTGCTGTTGTCGGACGACAGTTCGACGCCGAAGAAGTCCGAGGACATTTCCGAGTCGTAGGTCGCGCCCGCAATCGTGATCGGATTGTCAATCGCGCCGCCGTTAAACGAACCGCCACCGCTGACGACTTCCCACGCGCCGTCCTTGCGGCCGTAGGTCGAACCGTCGCTCGGAGCGTCGGAGAGTTTGTCGGCCAAGAGGTTGTCGACCGAGTCCTTGCTGTAGATGTTGATTGCCATTAGGAGATGATAAGTTGTTCCCAGGCTCCGTCCTTGCGGACGTAGGGCGTGCCGTCGGAGGGAGCGTCGTTGACCACGGCGAGGGACCCGAGGCCGAGGTTCGTGCGGGCTGTGGAGGCGGAGCCGAGGTCGGAAAGGTTGGACGACTTGGCGAGATAGGTGGACGCGGCGGAGGAGGTCGTCAGATACGAGGACATCCCGGCCTGCGTCTGGTAGGTCGACGCCGCCGTCGAGCTGAGGAGGTAAGGCGTCAGGGCCGAGGAAGTCAGATATCCCTGGCTCGTCACCCAAGACTGGGTTGCATAGCCAGTCAGCGCCGAGGACGTAATGTAGCCGGCGGGATTGGACGACAGGGGGTAGAAGTTGGAGCCGACGTAGGCCGTGGTAGCGTAGGCCGACAGGTCGATGCTGATGGTCTGCGTCCCGCTGTTGTAGGACAGGGGAGCCGTCGCCGCGACGACGCCAGGAGGGCCTTGAATGCCTTGCGGGATGCCGAAGTTCAGGACCGCCGCGCTGGACGAGCCCGAGTTCGTGACGGTGGCCGAGGAGCCAGCCGAGAGCGTGGTCGTGCTTCCGACCGTGACCGTAGCCGCAGGGCCGGGCGTCCCGAGCTCGACGGAAAGGACCGCAGGGGCCGTGGCTAGGACCGCGACCTCCAACGTGCCGGTCGTCTCGGCCACCGTGACCGAGAGCGTCCCCAGGACCTGTGACGAGATGGAGATGGGCACGGCGGTCGGTTAGACGGTGACTTGGTCGATGATGTTCAGGCGCATGGTCTCCGAGTAGAAGACGGTCGTGCCGTAGGCGAACTTGATGTCCCAGCGGGCGGAGCCCAGCGTCCAGTTGGCGGTCGAGGAGTAGGACGAGACGAAGGACAGGCCGTCCACGGCCATCGTGATCGTGGTCGGGTAGGTCTGGCCGGCCGCGTCGATGATGGACGAGGTGACGGTGGTCGTCAGCAGGTTGGCAGGTCCGCCTGTCTCGGGCGTATAGGTCACGGTTCCCGCGAAGGTCGTGCCGCGCTTGAAGGTGACTGAGGTCGAGCAGGTCATCGGGTCTTAATGTTGCTGGGATTGGAAGGCTGTTCAGGGAAGGATATTTACCGAAGGGCTGGCTCCGCTGCCGTTCCATTTATAGTACCCTGTCCAGGCTCCCAGCCAAGCGTCCTGCTCGGCCTGGTAGTCCGTGGTCGTCGCCCAAGATGGGATGCCGCTGTCGCTGTTGTATTCGCGGTTGCCGTTCCACCATTCGATGCTTGGGTTGGTCAAGGAACCGATGAGCCATTGGCGTACGATCCAACTGGAATGGACGCTATCCCAGTAAAGCGTAGCAATCTTGATGCGCTGGCAGTTGTAGTTTTCTTGGTGCTGGCTGCTGACGGTATCATATGACTTTAGGTTAACCTCATACGGAGGCGTAGGGATCGTGATAACCGAAACGGTGTAAGGGCATACATCAATCCAAGACACCCGCGTGGTCCAAGGCTGGGACTTGGTGTCGGCATCGGAGCCTTCGGCGATGACGGCCAGCATCGGGTAGTTGTTCTCGGAGGGATTGCTGACGATGTAGACGCCCCAGCTGTCGGCGCCATCGTTATCCGCATTGGCGATTTCAACGTAGCCGCCTTGGTTGACGTAAGGAGACTCGCTGTCGCTTCCGTTGGTCAAGGAGCCGGTCGGATAGATCGCGAAGGCCTGTACGTCGTATTCACCAACGGCTTGCCTGCCACCGCCAACGATGACGCGGCCTCTGGCGACGAAGACCTTGTTATCTGACATAACGACGCCAAACTGTTCGATGCCAGAAGTCGGTTCAGACGGAGTCCAAGGCTGGTTGATGTCCAAGGTCGTCCCGAGACCCGAACTTGTAAAACTATAACCTACTCCTGGTTGCAGACTCATCAGATATTAACGTAAACAAAGGCATCCCAGCCGGCCTTTGCATAGCGGATTTCGTACTGCACCTTGTACAGGGCTCCATACTGCTCGACGTTCAGCTGCGAGAGAAGGTTCTTGTTGCCTACGCCGGAAGCGGTGCCGACAGGAGCCCAGTCAGGGAGAAGGTCGAAGGCGCCCCAGGAGGTCGTTGCCGTCGCCGTGTTCAGGTATCCAAGAAGAGATAAGACGGATGCTTCTTCCGTGAAATACATGACGCCAGAGTAAGTGGTAGTCGTGGCAAGGTAGTTGGTCTTACCGTAGAGGCTTGGATAGGTCGGGTCAACAAAGCCAATAAAACGGCCACCATTCTCGGACTCAAAACAGGCGCCATTGACTCCCATATAGGATCGGGTCGGTTGACCTACTGGGACGGTCTTTGATGGAACCAGTGGACCAGTGCTGCTTTGCGTGTAAGGCCCAGGGCCTGCAATATCGCCGGCATAGCCAGAGCCCACAGGGTTATTAAAGAATGCCGGGTGCGAGGTGATAGGCTCGCTCGTTAGGCCGTTGGCTCCCGAGGTGTTCGGGTTGGTCATCAGCCCGCCGTTGATAGCCGTATCGATGCCGACGTAGTCCACCGTTATCGTGCAGACGTTGAGGGCGTCCCAGCTGATGCGCCACTTGTCGAGTTTGAGATAGGAGTATGCCGCGTCAGGGTGGGCTGAGCCCTTGACCAAGAACGCGTCGACGTCCGTGGTCGTGTCGCCTTTGAAGACCGAGGTGGAGGTGTTCAGCCCAAAGCCGTCAGAGGTGACCGTCCAGCCGGGCTGGAGGACTGGGGTGACGAGGTCGTTGCCGGTGTTGACGATTGCCATAGATTAGATGCTTCCAGGTCGCGAGGCCGCGTTGATGGGTTGCGGCTTGGTGAAGTCGGTCGGGACTCCGCCGCCGTTGCCGTTTCGGATTTCCTCAAGAAGTTGGGTTTGCTTCTTGGCTTCTTCAAGTTGAAGGCTCATCGCCTCCATTACTGGATTGGCTCCAACGCCGACGACATTGCTGAAGCCTTCGGGAGACTTGAAGGATGTTGATCCTTTTGCTTCAGCGATTGGCAAAGGATTATTCTTCATATCCTCAGTAATCATGGCCTGAACTTTATCTTGGAATGATTTATCCTTGGACATCATGTCCAATATTCTGGCTCGGTCCCAAGCGGCGATAGTAGGCGCTCCCGTAGGCTCAGCCATTGAAGCAGGAACTAAAGCCTGTCCTCTTGGGTCATTTGCCAAGAAGTGACGCGTGACATCCTCACGGCTTGTCGATGCTTCTTCTTTCTTTTCCTTATCCTTCTTATCAAGTTCGTACTTTTTAGTATAATACTTTTCCTCTGCTGACATCAAATCATTGGTATCATTAATGGCTGCTTGATATGCGTCTTCGTGCTTTTTTTGGTTATCGGCAATTAACTTACCAATGAAAGCTATGGCTGTCGTGACCAAGGCCATCGGTCCAAGGAAAGAAAGGAAGATGTCCTTGAACGACGTGCTGAACTTCTTGCTGATGTCGCTGAGCTGCTTGTCGAAGCCATTGACTGCGGCCTTAGCCTTTTCGGTGGCCTGCGGGACGTCCGAGGTCGTCTTGATGTTTACTTCGAGGGATTGGGCCATGTCAGTCGGTCTTCACCTTTGCCGGATTGGAAGCGGCTTGGCGCTGAGACTCCATGAATGTTTCTTCCTCTGGGGTCATTATTTTGACCTCTGCTCCCTTGCGGATTGCCAGGGCTGCGTTCAGCCAAATGGCTTGGCATTCGGGCATCTCCCACGCTCGCTTTTCCTCGATGCCTGACGCGATCAGGTTGGCGATGACTGCCAAAGGCCAAGGGACGCCGTTTCCGTTTCCGCCTTTCTTTCCGTCCTGCTCCCAGAACTTAGGCCAGTCGGCGATAAGGATATAGCCGGCGAAGGACTTAAGCATCTGCTCAAACTTCTTGGGATGGTTGTTGAGATAGGCGATGCGGTACCTATCGAACAGGCCTAAGTCGCCCAATGGTTCCTCGGCGCATACCTTACAGGCAAAGATTAGGTCGGATGGGCTTACGTCTCTGTTGCCCATGATCAGGGGCGAGTTTAAGGCCATCAGCCGCACGCGGTACTTTAAGCACCATGGATAAAGAGAACGACCCAGCAACTTGAATGGAGCCGGGTCGATATAGGCGTTTAGAAAGCGGGAGTCCACGCCTGGACTATGCCCCAAGTCGGGGCTGGGTCAATTAAGGCGTGATGCCTTCGTAGTCGACCGCCGTGATCGTAACCGAAGTGAAGTCCTTGTTGGAGCCCTTCTGGGAGACGGCCGTGATGGTACCGCGGTAGGAGGTGGACTTCGTGCCGCTCGGATAGGCCGTGTCGGCGTTGATGGTGAAGTCGATGGCGTCACCGATGGTCGGCATCGAGGAGGTCTTGCAGATGCCGTCGATGGTCAGCTCCGTCTTGCGGTCGTCATAGCGTGCCGTCTTGGTCAGGCCGTTCTCGTCGACCACCGTGCCGGACAGGTTGAAGGTCGCGTTGACCGTGTACGACTGCACGAAAAGGTTGGTGACGGTCCCGCCAATACCGAAGAGGCAGGTGGTTCCAGTAGAGACGGCGGCCATGTTACTTTTGCGGGGGTTGGAAACCTTACGAGGTCAGGACCGTCCAGACGCTGAATGAGAAGGAAGTCGCCCAGGAGCGTTCGTCGATGCCCTCGTCTTCGGAGAGAATGCTGACGTCATAACAAGCCGCGTCACCGCCCGAGACGAAGGCGGCCTTGATGCTGTCGAGGTCACGCATATTGCCGACCAAGGCGGCGCAACGGGCACGGTGATCGGCGAGGGTCGTGTCGTCGGCGTTCGAGAACAGGGTGATGCGGACGGAGCAATCGTAGTTCCCCTCGCCTTCTTGAAGGCTAGCCGGCGGGCGGGCGGAGTCGCATAGGACGACGGCCTTGGGGAGTGTCTGGGTCACGGCGCTGTCCCCGGTCAGGAAGGCGATGGAGGTCAGCCCGGTCTGGGTCGAGAGGTAGCCAGCAAGGGTGGCTTCAACGATGTGGCGGATAGATTTGGTGCCCATGGTTTAGAAAGGTTGGTTGGAGTTAAAGTTACGAGCATCTCGGCTCAGCATCTTCTCGATATCATTATACATCCGATTGACGGCAGAGGAATAGATAAGTCCCTCGACATTGTTCTTTGTGGCCTTGTTGTCTGCGTTACCGATGGCGTTTCCGAAGCGGATGCTTACGGCAGAAGGACTTGTTAGGACATTATGAATGGCGTTACCCGGAAACCTTTTGACGTAAAACGCCACCCCTTTTCGTCCGAAGTTTTGCTCGACCCCTTTCTTCTTCGGCTTTGGCAGGGACATCATGACGTTCCACCAGCCGGACTTCAGCTTGCCGACAAGTTCCTGCTGACTCTTGATGTATTGGTTAAGAACCTCTTTGGAGGAAACCAAGAACTTGCCTTGATAATCGCCCTGATGCTTGATGATGCGGGTCTTGCCTTGGCGGCTCGTATACTTGTAGCGACGGTGGATAGGGTACAAGTCGTCGACCACCTTGCTGTTGAGGTTGGCAGGGCTGGTATTGAAGTAGTTTGTAGCCTTCTGATAGGCGCGCTGCTGGTCTGAGTCCCGCACGATCTTATTTAGGATATTGCTGTCGAACACGATGGCCGAGTCCATGGCTGCCTTCTGAGCCTTGATAAAGTCACTCATGTTCCGCATCTTGGCGGCCGTGGCCATATTGTTTAGGTGGATTGCACCAGTGACGCGCTTGCGGTCATTCACGGCCACGAACAGGGTATTCAAGTCCCTGGCGACGGCGGCCTTACCGATGAGCTGAGCCTGCTTGGTTTCGCCTTTACCGCCACCGATAGCAAAGGGTGGAGTGAATGTGATGGCGTCACGGCACATCAAGGCGGCCTCACGGAGCGCTGCGTATTCGATGGTCCAACCAACCTCGCGGGCAAAAGCCGTCAACGAGTTGTTGAACTTTAGGGCTGTAGTGGTGACCGAGACCACGGCTTACTGGTTGTCGTCGATTACGACGAGCGTGATCCAAGCGGAATTGGGCTTGTAGGTCTGGGTCGTGATGCGGACGGTCTTCCCGCCGGCCACGATTTTCTTCCCTTGGCCTAGGGGGGCGATGGGGACGCCGCCCGATAGTAGGGCTGCCGATGCCCCATTAGACCCATCTGGAAGGCTCCAGGAGGCCGTTACAGCTGGTACCCTTACCGTGTACTGGGTCCGCTCAATATACCCCCCTGCTTCAAGGACGGTCTGGACGGCCGGGTCGGAGATGAGGCATTGAAAGGTGATTGCCCCAGAGTTGGCAGAACCAGCCACGCCGAAGTCGTTAATCATCTCCTTGGCGTCGTCTAAGAACTCGGAATAGAGGCTCATCACCTTTGCCCGATTTGGTACAAAAACAAAAGACCCCCAAGGTTGCCCAAGGGGGTCTCGTCAAGCGGTCTAGCGACCGCGACCGTTTAAACGGTCGTCAGGCGGCGGAGGGACGTCGAACGGCCCACAGCGCAACCGAAAAGTAGCGTGGCGGTGACGTTGAGGTAGCCCGACTGCTCCTGGATGATCATGACCTGGACCGAGAGACCCGTGTTAGGGTCGGTGGCCTGGGACACTTCAGCACCCGGGATTTCGTTGAACGGGAGGGCGGTGGCGACGGCGATGGCGTCAGCGCCGCAGATGAAGCCCGCGAGGGACTCGCTGTTGGTGGCGAGGTTCGAGAACTGGTAGACCTGAGCGCCGGCGATGGTGCCGAGGGAGCCGGTGCTGATGACGTTTGCGCCGAGCTGGAAGGCGGCGATGATGGAGGCGTCGCCACGGAGGTCGGCGAGGTAG